TGCTCAGACTACAGAGGATATAAAAATTGTTAACTTTGTAGATGCAGTTTTAAGCACAGAGTTTACACAAACAACAGATGCTTTAGCTATTCGTATTACGTCAGCATCAGCAGATTTAAATTTTACAAAAACAGCATCAGGAGATATAATGTTTGTAGACGTTGTGACAGATGCTACAACTGAAACATATACAGAGATTACACCAAGTGGTGCAGAGACTTGGACAGAGATAACGCCATCAGGCACAGAGACTTGGACAGAAATACAGTGAGGTAAAAATGGCAAGTACATATACATCAAATACTGGAATAGAAAAAATAGGTTCTGGAGAACAGGCAGGTACTTGGGGTAACACCACAAACAATAACCTTGATATAATAGACAGGGCTTTAAATGGATCTGTAACACTAACAATTACAGGTAACACAACACTTACAACAAGTGATGGTACATTGTCTAATGGTCAGTTTAAAATTATAATATTAGCAGGATCACCATCAGGAGCTTTTGATTTAACAATAGATCCTAACGATCAACAAAAATGGTATTTTATTCAGAACAGTAGCGGTCAAACTGCTACAGTAAAGCAAGGTGGTGGTAGTGGTAGTACAGTTGCAGTTGCTACAGGATTAACCGCAATACTATTTGCAGATGGCACAGGTGCTAATGCTAATGTAACATCTATTGCTCCAACAGATTTAGTTGCTGATCCAACTCCTCAGCTTGGAGGAGACTTGGACACAAATGGAAACGCAATATTGTTTGGGTCTAGTAAATGGGCAATATCATTAGATACTGGCGATAACGAATTATTATTCAAATATAATGGTACAACAGTATTTAAATTAGGGTCTAATGGTGCAGTAACATCAGCTAATAATGTAACAGCGTTTGGAACAAGTTTATAATGACATTACAATCTAGTGGTGCAATATCATTATCAGATATAAGAGATGAGTATAATAATGGCTCATCTGCCCCTATTTTGTTAAATGATTATTATAGAGGTGGTTCTTTAGTTAGAGCAAATGCTTCTAATAATACAGCGACTAATTTATCAGCAGATGTGCCAACAAGTGCAAATAGCAGCCCATTATCTATTAATGATTTTTACGGACAGAAAAGAGCATTTAGAAAAACATATTCATCTACTGCTACAGATCAAAGTGGTGTTGGTGTTTTTGGTGATGATTTTGCAGTTGATTATCCAAAAGAAATAGTAATCAATTCATCACAAACTGTGGGCGCTACTAGCACCTCTGCTCCAGCATTAAAAATAGATAGCACTGGTGCAGGTACAATAACCATAACTAACAATGGTAGTATAGAGGGCGCAGGTGGGGCGGCAGGATCGGCAGGTGGCAATGCTCTACAAGTTGATGGTAGTGTTGCTGTTACTCTAGTAAATAATGGCACAATCAAAGCTGGAGGTGGTGGCGGTGGCGCTGGAGGCGCAGGTGGTAAAGGTGTCTTTACAGCTAATGCTACGTTTTCAAGTTTAGTGGACCAAGGTGGTGGTGGAACTTCTACACCACAAAATAATTCACCAACTTGGTTTACCACTTATGGTAGTTCTGGAAATAATTTAGATGGGGTTGGCGTTGTAGGTGACAGATTATGGGGTGGTATTGGAGCGCAATTTAGTAGAGGTATCAATCCAGCGCAGTTTGATTTAAATTCTCTAGGTGGCGCAGGAACTGGTCTTTCTGGTAATTGTGCAAATAGAGGTCCAATATATTTTTCTGCACAAACAAATACAACTGGCGTTTATACAGTAACTGCTGGTATTAGTTCTCAATATGGAAGTGGTTATGGAACACCACAAATTTCAGTAAGTACAAGTACATCAAGTTCTGGCACTACTGTATCTAATAGTGGCACGGTGGGTATTACAGCATCAACAACTACATATTTTACTGTTTTTGGTACAACTGCACATCAAGGAACAAATGCGCCAAACTTCTATTATAATTCATTGAGTGGCACTGTTTCTGGAACTTGTTTAGCTACACAAGATGGCGGTTCTGGTGGAGCGGGTGGCGTTGGTCAAGGATATAATCAATCTGCTACATCTGGTTCAAGTGGTGGATCTGGATCTAATAATGCAGGATCTGGTGGAGCAGGAGGTTCTGGTGGAGCGTTTGGTTCTGCTGGGTCAAGTGGATCAACAGGCGGTAATGGAAGCGGTTCATCAGTGAGCTTTCCAGCTACTGCGCCAACAAACGGATCAAGCGGAAGTTCTGGTGGCGCATCGGGTAAATCAATACAAGGTGTTAGCAATGTAACATCAAGTGGTAGTGGGTCATTAACTGGAGGTACAGCATAATGCCTTTAAATAAAATAGTATTTAAATCAGGTATTGTATCAGACATTACGCCTTACAGTAATGAGGGCGGCTTTGTTGATGGCGATAAAATAAGATTTAGATTAGGCTCTCCAGAAAAGATAGGTGGATGGGAGAAGTTTAGCCCTAATACATACTTAGGTAGCGCTAGAAGATTACATAACTGGGTAGCATTAGATGGTTCTGATTTTATGGGTGTTGGAACACATTTAAAATATTACATAGAAGAGGGTCAAACATTTAGTGATATCACTCCTATAAGAAGCACAACATCTGCTGGTGATGTAACATTTGCAGCGACTAATGGATCTACAACAATAACTGTTACAGACCCCGCTCATGGTGCAAATGAAAATGATTTTGTTACATTTTCTGGTGCTGTTAGTTTAGGTGGTGTGATAACAGCTACGATATTAAATGCAGAGTTTCAGATAACATCATTGATAAGTTCTAATGCTTATACAATAACATCTAGTGTTGCTGCTAACTCGTCTGATACAGGCAATGGTGGCGGTAGTGTTGTTGGTACATATCAGCTTAATGTTGGATTAGATGTCACAGTTGGTGGTACAGGATGGGGTGCAGGACAGTGGAGTGGAACAACATCTGGCGCTTTAGCAACACAGTTAAATGAAGCATTAGACGCAAGTGAAACTGATGTAGATGTAGATGATGAAACAGGTATGAACACTGCTAATGATGTAATACTTGTAGAAGAAGAGCTTATGCTTGTATCAGCTACTGCTGATGATAATACTATGACTGTTACTCGTGGACATAGCGGCACAACTGCAGCAACACATGCAGATAACACCCTTGTAAGATTAGCTGTAGGCAATGCAGATTCTGCCAATGATTTTGTTGGATGGGGCAATGCCGCATCGGTTACAACACCGGGTGCGCAAATCAGAACATGGTCACATGATAACTTTGGTGAGGATCTAATAATAAATCCTAGAGATGGTGGATTATTTTATTGGGACAAAACTACTGGGCTTGGTAACAGAGCCATAGAACTTAGCGCTACAAGTACATTTTCAGGAGAAACAAGTGTTCCAACAATAGCTAAGCAAGTTCTTGTATCAGATCAAGATAGGCATGTTATTGTTTTTGGTTGTGATGGATTAGGAGCTACACCTACAGCAACACAGGGTGATGGGGTGCAAGATCCATTGTTAGTTAGATTCTCATCACAGGAAAATCCTGTTGATTTCTTTCCAACAACCACTAATACAGCAGGTGATCTTAGATTAGGTGGGGGATCTACTTTTGTACAAGCTGTGGAAACAAAAGAGCAAATATTAGTTTTTACAAATAAAACCTTACATGCCATGAGATTTATAGGACCACCATTTACTTTTGGTATCAAAGAATTATCAAAGAACATAACGATAATGAGTCCATCATCAGCCATAGCCATAGATGATAACGTTTACTGGATGGGTGTAGATACATTTTATATTTACTCAGGACAAACACAGCAGTTGCCATGTACTGTAAAAGACAAGGTATTTCTTGATTTAAATGTTGAAGAAAGAAACAAGGTGCATGTTGGTGCTAATACAGAGTTTAGTGAGGTATGGTGGTTTTATCCTAGTGCCAGTAGCACAGAAATAGATAAATATGTAATTTATAATTACTTAGAAAATATTTGGTATTTTGGTACACTTGCTAGACAGGCATGGCTTGATAGAGGAATAAGGTCATTGCCAATAGCGACAGGTGGTCAATATTTATTTAACCACGAAACTGGTTTTGATGATGATGGCAGCGCTATGACATCGTTTGTTGAGTCTGCGCCAATGGCTTTGGGTGGAGCAGAAAGGTTTGCATCTATTAATAGGATAGTTCCAGATATTAGTTTTGCAGGGTCTACATCTATTAACCCACAAGTTGATTTTACAATAAAAGCTAGAACACA